GTTCTGACTTGGAGATAGGGCCGTGGTATTCCCATATCTCGTATTTGTTGCCCTCGCCTACCGTGTTGATGCCCGTAATATTTCGGATGTCATCGGTAAAGTCTTTGGCAATGTGCGTGCTCTTGGCCCCTTCTTTGACAATCTCGCGAAGCTGGCCAACCAATACGCCAGGCAAGTTCGCCATATCCCGGAGCTGCTTCTTAGACAGTCGGCGGCGCTCGAATACAAACTCAGCCTCTGCAATGCTCTTAGCCGACATATCCGGGTAGAAATCCCAGGGATCCACTCGCTCGACCGTGGGCTCCAGCGCCTCCACGATCTGAAGCATACTCATGCCATCAGGCATAACGTCCCAGCGCTTCTTGGTGCGGCCGATAATGATTGGGCCCTTCAGCACCGCAGTGCCGAGCTGGCAGGCATCGTGAATAATGTCCCGTGCCTTAATGTGATATCGAGACTCTAAAAGCTGGTCATCGATGACATCCTGCATGGCGATCGCTTTTTCTTCCGCCTCTGCCTTTAGCTGTCGCGCCATCTGGATCGGGGCTTCCTGCTCCGGGGCCATCGGCTGCTGCTTGCTCAAATAATCGAGCTCCGGCACTGGTGTAGACTGGATGCTGAAATTGCGGTCATCAGTCGGGAACAACATATCCTGCAACCGGGCTTCGGCTGCATTAGTCTTGTTCCGGGTGATGTTGACGAATACCTCAGACCCCTTAGCGCGCTTGAGCTTTACTTGCTCGTCAGACGCATACTCGCCGTGATACTGACGGATATCATCTAGCCAGCGCTGTTCGATCTGGTTGCGCTTGGCGACCTGTTCAGACGCAAGCGTGTTTAGCCGGGAAGCAAAAACGTGCAGGCGCTCAGCGATTTCGAGCTCGCGTTCCTCCTGGGTAGGAGTCTCCGCGAAGGCGTCCTCGAAGTCGCCGTATGATTCGATCATCTCTTGCATGGCTTCCCTTTAGTAACCGGCAACCTTGTCAACGATCGTCGGTTGCGTGATGAGCTCAGCGTCCCTATCCAATACCAGGGGCTCAGCAAACGTCAGTGCGAGGGCATCCGCACAGTCAGTCGAGCGGTATCCACGCTTTTTGATTTCGTCTTTACTCTCCAGCTTGCGCCGTGAATTCGAGTCGTACTTGTACTGCGGCGCACATAGATCGGTATGCAGATCGTCACGATCCGGGATCATTACCGGCACATCAGACGCCAGCCAATCTTTCATGTTCCACCACATCTCAGCCCGACGATTGAGAAACCGCTGGGGATCTAAGGCAGCGCTGCCGAAGTTAATCGGCACCACCACATCGTCGTGGCCTAGCTCGTCTAGTCGATCGACAACGCCGGCACCCAGGCCACCGACATCGATCGCGACTTGATCCGGGTTTTCGTTTTTAATCAGCGTGTGGACAATGCCCGCCACTTCCATGGTCGAAAGATTCTCGAACACCTCGAGGAAGTAAGCCGATCTACCCCTACGCCTGACAATGGCTGTCCTATCGTCCCCAAAACGCGCAGGATCGACGCCAATAATCAGAGGGCCCACAGCCAGCACTTTGTTCTTGCGTGCCTGTACGACCAGCTCAGGGCGTATCAGGCTATCCCCGCCGGACACCTGGAACGCCTCCTGGGCGGTCATCGGATATTCCTGCCGGAAGGCAAACAATCCATCGATACCGTCAGCAGAAAGCTCAGCAATCTTCGAGCGCCGAAACGCTATCTGGTGATCGTCGAGCCCGTATATCTCTGCAAGCTCCTGCTCCTCGTCAGAGCGCTTGAGCCCCTTCGGATCCTTGCGGTACTCGTCCTGCCAAAACCAGGGCACAAAGATCGCCTGGAACGGACTAGCTCCCGTCTCTGCCTGCTGCCACTGCTGGTAGAAAAAGTTTCCTACGCCGTTGGCAGTAGACTCCAGAATGATCTCGGTATCCGCCTCATCTGGCACCGCCTGTAGGATGCCCTTCGCGTGCTCCGAGGCATTAGGCCAGTAAGCTACCTCCGACCCATGGAAATACTGGATCGTTGTTCCACGACCAACACTCTTGTTTCCTGCTGTCCCGACCTTGTAGCCCGAGTCCAGCTTGTCGAAGCTAAGCTCTTTCTGGTTACTGGCCCCGGTCGACGGCTTTACAAAATTAGGTGCCGACTGGTGGTACCGCTCCACCATCTCAAAAAGCGCCGAGGTCGAATCCGCTTCATGCGTCAATATGAACGCCCGGACGCCCTTTCTGTGCGTGGTTTTCCAGTAGTACCGCCCCTCAACGTAGGTCGATACACCCTGCTGTCGGCCCTTGAGGATGATCGCCCTAACTTGGCCGGTTTCGCGCTTCTGTTCCTCGATGCAGCTATGGATATAGCGCTGGGCTTTGTTCAGCAGCAGTGATTTGACTTCGCCAGACTTTGACCGTACTGCTAGACAATTCCTGGCATAGAACTCGAAATCATCTTTTAGTTTGAGCCGGGTTAGCTCAAGCTCTGTAGCCATTCCTCTTGGGTTACCTCAGTCAATGCGGCCTTGATCTCCGTCGATGACAACCTGGCATGGACGTAAGGTGCGGCGGCTTTGGCAGCGTCTATCCGATAACGGATGTCCTCTGCCTCGTTTTGGTAGATCGACGCGAGATACTCCAGGGGGGATAGCCCGCCCGCAGCACACACCCGGTCGATCTGAGCTTGTGAAGCCTTGTTAAAACTACCCTTCGGACGCCCGCGCTTTTTCTTCTCTTGCGGCTCCTCGATTACTTCATCCTCAGATTCTTCGTAATCGTCGTAATCTTCATCCCATTGGTCGGACATAGTTTGACCTCCCGGGGTTAGCACCCATGCCCGGCATACCCTGGGCCATTGGGCTCATGCGCTTTAGTAACCCCTTAACAGGCGTGGCCGGCACGCCCATCGTCTGCTGTGCCTGCACCGTCAAGCCATCCACTACGCGATTCTGGCCAGCCATAGCTTGCCCCTGGGCAGTGCCAGAGGGGGCTTGTGGCGCAGTCATACGCATCGAGCGTACCCCGCCGTATGGGGATCGCGTCATCGGCTGTATCGGTTGCATGGCCATCTCCCTAGCTCATCGCCGGACGGCGCTGCTCCATTACGCTGACCGTCTGGTCGTCATATCTCATTGGGCTAACCGGGCGACCGCCAAAGTCGGCTTTCTCGTATCCGGTTGCATTGATCGGGTTAGATCCTGCGCCTACCTGGGTGGGCTGTACCGTGCCGCCCATCTGGGGTGCCGGCTGCGGCATAGCACCAGATCCCGCTTGCTTAATCGCTTGAGTCGCCCTGGCGACTGCCTCTTCATAGCTTATGCCGGCCGTATTCTTGAGGATCCCATCGGCCACGTTCGTCAGTAGGCTATTGCCCGTCATGCCATACGAAATTAGGTTGGCCGCTAACCCGACAGGGTTTAATAAACTCACTCTTGGCTCCTCTGCATTAACTGGTCGAGCTTCTCCGATATGGCCCGCAGATCCTCGCGCATCTCCTTCCGCAACTGCTCCCGATCGGCCTTCTCTTCGCGTAATTGCTCACGGTGACTTTCCGCAAGCTGCTGGACATCGCGCTCCACCACCCGAATGTTGGCAGCGTTCAGCGTCACACCCTCAGAAACCGAGGTAAACGCCACGACCCCCGAGAACACCAGGCCGGCGGTCATCGCTATATCGCCCCAGCTTATCGAGGGATCCAGTCTCATTACTTAGTCCCGCCCTTCGCAAATCGCTCCATTGCCGGGCCCACAACCTTGTCGAGGTGCGGTGCCGCGAAATAGAAGCTCAGAATTAACATCACCGCCCCGGTCATGCTGTCGGCATGGGCCTGGGTAAGCTCGCTTGCCTCTTGCATACGGGCAGCGATCTCCGGGCTGCTGAACACCGCCCCGGTTACCATTACCCATCCAAATAAATACTGGAGAAGCCATATCAGCGTGATCGAGCACGCAATGAGCCGGCGGGCTAATGCCTGGCCGCTTGTGGCCTGCATCCAGTCGATAACCATCGCCCGGGCCTTCTGCCGCTCAAGCGCCGCATCGTTAGCCTTCTCTTCGTCGGTATACACCAACGCATCCAGGCTATTCGATATGCCCTCTACGGCCGCACCTATGGCCTTCTCGGAGCCAAAAATTTTGCCTACGAGTGCACCTAGTGCCATAGCTAAAAGCCCTCTAATCGCCGCTCTCGAACTCCTGCAACGCATCGGAAGCAGGATCTTCGAGAAGCGGGAACATATGCCCACACACACAGCACGAAAGGATGTGCTGCTTTGGATTATTCGCGTCTACCTTCCAGGAAAAGATCGCAGATTCGCAAAGCCCGCACTCAATGACCGCGAGCTCAATCTTTACAAGCTCTTCACGCTTCTTGCCGCCGTCGATACCAACCAGGTCACCCATTGTCCCGGGCTCGCCTGATGTCGCAGCGATGGCGCTCTACCTCGCCATATTCCTTGTCATGCACGATGCAGTACATATCCCGGCCGGATCGGTATCCCGAATTCATGTGCCAGGCGTCTTTAGCCGCCAGCGTGCGGAATGACTCAACCACACTGCCCCGCAGCTCTTGTCGGGTGGTGTGGTGGATATGGCCCGTATACCAGTATCGATGCTGACTCCTCGCCCACATTTCCGGCTGATCTGTCGCCATGATCTCAGACAGGGCTTGCAGCTTGATCGTATCCCCGTGCGTGCAGGCGATCAGCGTTTTACCGTGCTCGAAATAGTGAAACTTGTTAGTGGTCGGCAGTACCTCTACCCGGGGCTCTGCATGAAAGTAAGCAGCCAGGAAGGCGCTCAACATCACGCTAGAGTGGTCATCGTGATTGCCTATGCAATTCACCACTGACACCCGCGGGTGCTTGGATAAGGCCAGGGTGATTAGATCCACCATGAGCATACAGCCGGCCTGCAAGACCTGGGGCCATCGAGTATCAACATCCACCGGGGTGCCCCGGGTTGTGGTGTTACCCCTGTTGTCAGCGTGGAAAAAATCACCCAGGTTCGCAATCAAGGCATGGTCAGTCTTGGGCGCAACTGACACTAGCCGGGAGGTCGCGTTTAGCAGATCCTCGCGGGCTATCTTGACGTCAAAGTTTTCGCCAGCCTCTTCAGCGTGAGCGTATGCCCCGATATGGGGGTCACCCATCACATAACAGGCCAGCAGATCGGCGGTATCGGATGTCGGCGCTTTGCGAGGCCGATACACGCCTTTGTAATCTTCCATCGCATCAGCAATGGCCTCTCGGATCTGTACCAGCGCCTGGGCGGGTGCCTGCTGCGTCTTGACCCACTGAGCCTTGACGTCACCCTCTTCGCCGTACAGCGTCGAGGTGCCCTTCACCACAAAGCCCTCAGCGACTTGATGCGTCATGTCATGCTCGGGGGCGATCCCCTGGGCGGCTGCTTGTTTCTTGAGCCGCCTGAGCAAGCTGTACACGCAGCGCTCGTTAATGTTGAGGACTGTACCCGCCTCGGCCACCGAATCCACTCTCAGCAGCGCGTCCAGGGTCTCCGCCTGCCGCCTTGTTTCCACAAACGGCCGGAGGTGTTCGTACTTGTCCATCAGCCTAGCTTTAGGCGTTCAGCGACATCCCGGGCCCTGGCGGGTGTCTGTTTAGCCCATAGGCTATCCAGCGCCTCCGCTTCGGCTTGCACCCAGTCGCTGCGCTTTATGGCCTCGATCATGTTCTCAAAGCCCAGAACACCCTCGACGCCCATCTGATAGGCCATCTCAAGGATGCAGTGCTGGCGTGGGGTGTTGAGCTCTCCGAACCAATCGTGCGCCTTTAAGCGCGTCTCGATCGTCTGCAAGTAGTCCCGCAGCAGAAGCTCTGCAATGTACGAAGGAACCCCGTGTCCGCCCTCTTCGATCATGGTTCCGTACCCGATCGTGAGATGGCCCAGGCTGCACCGATAAGCGTGCCGGCGATATCCCTCGAATTGTTTCACCCGCGCGAGTAGCTCGGGATCCTGACTTGCCCCCATACCAGTCATGCAATCGCTCTATTTCTTGGCGGTTTTCTCTGACTCTTTAAACGCCTGGTCAGTCGGCGCGCCCTTGCTCCCTGGCTTACGCATCCGCTCAGGCGTCTCGCCCCGAGCTTTCTGCCGCTCGATCCGCTTGCGCTTAGCGTGGATATTCGCGTACAGCCCAGGGCGCTTCAGTAATCCTTTCATTACAAAAACACCTTAGATATCAACAGGAAACAGCCCATCACCGCTACGGTGACCAGCCACAAGGTAACGGCGACCGCCGCAGCGGCACCAATCAAAAACCCCTCGATCCGGGTGGAGGGCATCACCACTTGACCTTATCGGCCCAGTACGCCGCGCTCATCTTGCCTTTCGCGATGTTGCTGGCGTGCCGTGCCTTGAAGCTCTTGCGCCTGGCCTTCTCTGCGGCGCTGTCAGGGCTTTTACCCGCCCCACTAACCCCCTGCTGCCCGAACCGGATCAGCTTTGTCTGATCGCCTTCCTTGGCCAGCACCATGTGGCTTTTGGTCGCATGGTCGGGGGTGCGCTTGGGTTTGTTGACGCCCGCCAGGTTGTGCTTTTTGAGCAGAC